CTTCAGTTAACCTAGATAGCAAAAAACAAGCTCAAAAAGAGTACAAACGTCTATATTTTCAGCATAGACGAAATGGAACTCTTGATTCTTTCTTAACTCGTGGGAAAAATGACGGAAGAAGTAAAGACCCAAAGCACAAAAACGCTATTAACTTAGCGTATATGAGGAAAAATCCTGAAAAAAGACTTTTTTGGTCTGCTAAAAATAGAGCAAAGAAACGAAATTTAGAATTTACAATTGAATTAAACGATATAGTAATTCCTGAATTTTGTCCAGTATTAGGATTTCCACTAGAACAAGGGGCAGAAAATACTTGGAACTCTCCATCTTTAGATAGGATTGACCCATTAAAAGGTTACATTAAAGGGAACGTAAGAGTAATTTCACACAGGGCCAACAACATTAAAACAAATGCCTCTGTAGAAGAACTAGAAAAAGTTTTAAATTACGTTAAAAACCCTATATGAGTCAAATTGATCTGGCCTTCAAGTTGCACGAATCTCAGATGGCAGTTTTTACTGCTCCGCAACGATTCAAGGTGGTAGCAGCGGGTCGAAGAGGTGGAAAAACCTATCTTTCAGCAGTTACTCTGCTGATTGAGGGCTTGAAAGAGGTCAATGAACGTGGATACAAGCTCGGAACAGACCGAGTTGTGTACTATGTAGCTCCAACTTTCAACCAAGCCAAGGATATTATCTGGAAATTAATAAAAAATCTTGGCAAGGACGTAATTGAAAGCACTTTGGAGAACACTGGAGTTATTCGACTCATCAACGGAAGGGAAATCCACCTTAAGGGCAGTGATAGACCAGATACCCTTCGAGGAGTTGGTCTTAGTTACGTAGTAATGGACGAATATGCGTCCATGAAACCAGAGGTTTGGGAGCAGATTATTCGCCCAACCCTAGCTGACGTAGAAGGAGGTGCCCTATTTATCGGTACTCCTAGTGGCAAGAACCACTTCTACAAGCTATTCATCGAGGCAAAGAAGCCCCACAACGAAGAAGACTGGTTTCCGTACACGTTCCGCTCCCTAGACAATCCGTTCCTCAATCCCAAGGAAATCAAAGCCGCCAAACGCTCCATGAGCAAGGCTAATTTCCGACAGGAATTCGAAGCCAACTTCTCTACAGTTGGTGGTAACGTACTAAACCCGGAACTGATTATCATAGATGGCAATGAACCCCTTGATGGGGATTACTATATTACAGTAGACCCAGCCGGGTTTGAACCCGGAGACCTAAAGAATCTAGCTGCCAAGCACTCCAATTTAGACGACACAGCTATTGCTGTGGTAAAGGTAGGCACCTACGGGTGGTGGGTAGCAGATATCATCTACGGTCGATGGGATGTACGAGAGACAAGTATTCGAGTACTGAGAGCAGCCCAGAAGTACCGACCTAAGTCTGTAGGCATCGAAAAGGGTTCTTTAAAGAACGCCATGATGCCGTACCTCAAAGACCAGATGCTTCGACTCAATACTTACCCCAATATCGTAGAAGTAACACACGGTGGTAAGAAGAAAATAGATCGAATCCAGTGGGCACTACAGGGACGTTTGGAACACGGGAGACTCAAGTTCAACGATGGACCCTATCTGGAGAAACTACAGGACCAGATGGCAGATTTCCCCAACCCCTTAGCCCACGATGACCTCCTAGACGCTCTAGCGTATATCGACCAAATCGGACAAGTCATCTATAACGAGGATATCATCGTGGATGACGATTACTCCGATCCCCTAGATTTGACATCAGGCTATTGATGAAAACTTGTTTTAAATGTTTTAAAAATCTCAGTGTTGACATCAGGATACTAAATGAGCGAACAAAAAGACACAGAACTAGCCTCTTGGATTATGACCAAGGTCAATTCTTGGGAGTCTTGGAGAGATACCAACTACGAAGATCGCTGGGATGAGTACTATCGTCTATGGCGTGGTATCTGGACAGAGAAAGACAAGAATCGCAACAGCGAACGCTCACGTATCGTATGTCCTGAACTTGCACAAACCATCGAAACAATGGTAGCCGAACTGGAAGATGCTACCTTTATTCGTGACCGATGGATTGACGTATCTGATGACGTTCTCGACCAAGATCCATCAGATATTGCTGCTGCTATCAAACAACTCATGGAAGAGTTTCATAACAATGGTGTTCCAGACGCTATCTCCGAAGCGTACTTCAATGGTGCCCTTTATGGCACCGGCATCGCCAAGATTGTCGTGGACAGCGTTAAGGAACCTGTTATTGAAACAAACACAGATATTCCTAGTATTAATTTCAAAGACAAGATTATCGTAAAAGTAGTTCCTATCTCTCCTCGACACTTTGCAATCGATCCCAATGCCCGTTCTATTGAAGAAGCACTGGGTTGTGCCCACATCGTCAAGGTTCCCTTGACAAGTGTCCAGAAGAAGATTTCAAATGGAATATATCGTTCTGTACCTCTTGCTCCTTACTTTGATTCTATCGAAAATGTAGAAGAACTCGGAGAAGTAAGTACGTTCGACCAGAACTCCGATGCTTGTAAAATCATTGAGTATCACGGTCTTGTACCTAAGCGTCTTCTTACCAAGACAGAAACACTTTTTGATAAAGTGGAACAGGCTGTCATCGAGACAACTGTAGATACTACTATCAAGTCTGTAGATGATAGTTCGGCAGACGAGACTCTTGTTGAAGCTATCGTTACTATCATCAACGATTCATTTGTTGCTCGTGCGGTACAAAACCCATTCCTTATGGGCGACCGTTCTATCGTAGCTTACCAGCACGATACTGTACCAGACCGCTTTTGGGGTCGTGGAGTAGCTGAAAAGGGGTACAATCCCCAGAAAGCCCTAGACGCTGAGATTCGCGCCAGAATCGACGCCCTTGCCTTATCCACCCATCCTATGATGGCGATTGATGCTACCAAGATTCCGAGAGGGGAAACCTTTGCGGTTAGACCCGGACGGAACATTCTTACCAGCGGTAATCCTGCCGAGGCTCTGATGCCTCTCAAGTTCCCTGCTCCAGACCCCCATACCTTCCAGCAAACCCAAGAACTACGTGAAATGATTCAGCGTGGTACAGGTGGTTACGAACTCCCCGGTGCTATGAGTGACGCTAATCGAATGGCCGCTACCAGCATGAGTATGGTAGTTGGCTCAATGATTAAGCGGAGCCGCCGCACGCTTGCAAACATCGAGCGTGAATTCCTACAGCCACTTGTGCAGAAAGCCTTGTGGCGTTATATGCAGTTTAACCCTGAACTGTTTCCAATGCGGGACTACAAATTCAAGGTCCGTGCAACAATGGGCATCATGGCACGGGAGTTTGAACAGGGCCAGTTAGTCTCACTATTAAGCACAGTTCCTCCAGATTCTCCGGCATACTGGATGCTTATCAAGGGTATCTATACCAACTCAGCCATCGAAGACCGTGAGGAAATGATTCAGCTTGCTGATCAGATGATCGAGCAGGCTATGAATCCCCAGCCTCTTCCTCCAGATCCCAAGGTTGAACTCGACCGTGAACGTCTTGAGTTTGAAAAGAACAAATGGATGGACGAGCGGGATCTTCAGACTCGTAAGCTTATGCAGATTGATGAAGGTATCAAGGCAGAAGCCAAGCGAGATATCGGTGAAGGGTACATGCAAACAGCTACTGCCGCTCTTCAGATGGTCAAGGCAGAGACTGAACAGCTACGTGCACAGGCGGAAGCCTATAAGATGATGAGTGAAGCCCAGAAGGCGCAGATTGAAGCAAGTCTTGCAGCCTTCCAAGCTCGACTGGAAGGTATGCTTGCAATGAAGGATGCTTCCAATCCTCCACAAGTAGAAGAGCAGGAATCCGAAACTTCTAAGCCTGACGGTACTCGTACAGTTAAGCGTGTACGTAAGGGTCCAGAAAAGATTACTAGTACTGAAAACGAAGACTCTTCTGAAGTCGAGAACGAGATGGAAGTTGAAGCTGAAAAGAATCCAGTTCTTGAAAAACTTGAAATGCTTCTACAGAACCAGATTCAGCTTATGGAAGCTTCTAAAGGTCCAGTAGCATCAACACCACAACAGGACTTCTCTGGAGTATTTGATAAACTTACTTCAGTAATTGAAGGACTCAACCAGAAGGTTGATGCGCTATCCAAACCAAAAAAGCGTACTAGGAAGGCTCCTACAATCGAGCGCGGTCCTGACGGAAAGGTACTTTCTGTTGACGGAATTCCAGTACAACGTAATGAACAAGGATTAATTGCGGGTCTAGAAGGCCCACTACCGGAGGAATAATAAATGGCTCTACAGTACAGTGTAAGTGTTCGTAACGCAAAACTAGATGCAGTAGAAACTACAATTGGTGCTACTGCGGTATTGAAGATGTTCTCTGGGTCACCTCCAGCTAACTGTGCTGCCGCTGATAGCGGTACTGTTATTGCAACTCTAACCCTTCCTTCGGACTGGATGGCTGCTGCCTCTAGTGGTAGCAAGGCAAAAAGTGGTACTTGGGAAGATACTAGCGCCGATAATGCTGGAACACTAGGTCACTGGCGTTTGTATGAATCAACTGCTACTACTTGTCACGCACAAGGAACTATTACCGCGACTGGTGGTGGTGGGGATATGACTGTAGATAACACTAGTGTTACGGCCGGTCAGGCTATTACGGTGACCGGGTTTACTCTTACAGCGGGGAACGCATAAGCCATGCCACTTCAGCTTCGTCACGCGACCGGCGCGCAACTCGCAGCGGCATTCCGCGAACGCTTCCGAGAAGCGACCGGCCTCGAAGCGGGCCGGCTATCGCGGTGGCTACTCGACCGCATCGCGGATGGCACGTGGACCGACGCGCAGGTGCGCGCCGCATTCGGGCTGACGACGACGCAGTACAACCAACTCAAGACGCGCCTCACCACGCGGGCGACCCGCTACGACGCAGTGCTAGCGGACGCGGGAGAGTGACATGCCGATTGTGAACACTGAAGTACGACGCTACCCACAGCCTTCTGGCGCGGTGGACATCACCGAGATCCATACAGACCATCTTGGTCAGCAGTACGCGCGTCGCTGGCGTGCGACAGAGCAGGACATAGACGCAGTGGTCGCGCAACACG